CCCAAATCATCTACAGGATCAGGAGTATCATGAGCAACAGAAATATAATTGCGCGAACTAATAAAAGGAATAGTTAATTCGACTATATTATTTTCTGATGCTTTGATCATCCCTTTAATAGGAAATGTAGAAATATATTGCTGAAAATTTGCACGATCCCAATATCCAGATAGGCGGGTATCGTAAGCTTGAGTAGCAATAGTATTACTATTATGATAAGGGGAGTAAACACACATAAAATTACCGTAATGAAACGGAGAAAAACTAGGAACGATGCGTACAACTAGATTACATTTAATATATGCAAAGTTTCTAAGTTTATCTTTAATAAACGGGTGATTTCGCCAATCTTCCCATATCTGTATTTTACCAAGATAAGTACTAGTAGCAATAGAAATGGATAACTCAGTCAATTTCACTTCTCTTTCTAAGGAGGAAGAGAAGGGGTAGACTGAGGTTCCGGCTCCAAAGCTGGAAGACTGGTTGGCATAATACTGGGTATAGGTATTATCTTTGGCGATGGTGTGGACGTTCTCAGTAGACTGATGTCCCGCTGTGACAGAAGCAGATGCTCCAAGAAGCACAGAGGTATCTGAAGTAGCATGAGGCACAGGACCACTATCGCCCGTTGTTGGTTGGTTGTTAGATTTGTTAAATTCATTATCCATAAAATATATGCCCTGCGAGGGCGCGCGTCAAGTTCCATTTATAATCTCGAGCCATTAATATTAGTGTACAAAACTTTATAATCAAATAGGGGCTATGGAACTCCGCGATATTAAGTAACCGCTTAAACTGTGAACATTTTATCTTCAATTAAATCAAATATGAAACTCGTCCACGAAGTCTCATTATTCTTAATGATACGCTTGTGCATCTCTTCATAACTGTAGTAATTCATAGAATAACCACAGTCATTCATGAGACACTTCAAACGATCAATATTTAAGTTATATTCATCTCTGCCGTATTGAAAGAATTCAAACATGGCACTTTGAGCGGAAGCAATGACCTTTTCCTTATCGGATAAAGGACCATCATTCAACGCAATAGTTAGCATTTTACCAATTGAAGATTTATCAATAGGGCAGAGGTAATGATCAATATCAGGATCATATACAAATTTTCGTTTTCCGATAGATACTTCGGAAATGTTAGTAGAGCCACGGGGGTCCGCAGTCTTGCTAGCATTTGTATATTGATACCCGACTTGATTAAAGAATTTTTGGATAGACTGAAAGTTGAAGAATTCAACAGCTTGATCAGAGACGGTATATAAATTATCGTCTCCTAAAGCTGTAAATTCTACATTTCTTTCAAAATCTTCCAAACTGGCAGCGAGCGTAGCATCGCCTGGGCGTCCAGAGAGAACAAATATGTCTTCACTGATTCCAAG